AAACCAAAAGCAGGGGTACTGTTAGATTTTGGTTTAGCTTTACTTGAGGTAGCAAAAATAGGTACATTTGGTATTGAAAAATATAGTCGTGGTAGTTGGTCACATGTTCAAGATGGACAAATAAGGTATTCTGATGCCTTAATGCGACATTTACTTGCGGAAAATCAATCTAAATTTGATTCCGATAGCAATTTACTTCATGCTGCACATGCAGCATGGAATGCATTAGCAAGATTAGAATTAATGCTAAGAGAAGAACAAAATAAGGAGAAAAAAGAATGAAAATTTGTACTTTAGAATTTAAAGACAAAAATTATATTGAAAAAGAAATTAAAGCTGAAATTATTCGTTTTCGGTTAAATGAAGAAGAATATATTGAAATAAGTACAAGTGGTGAAAATATTCACATACGATCTATGACACATAGAGAATTAATTATTTTACCACGAGCTGCTAATGTTTTTAATATTGGTTTAAAGTAGAAAGGAAAAATAAATGCCATTACAAACTGATTATCGTCCTTCTAATTTTAATGATTTCTATGGAAATGATAATAGTATTGATGCTTTAATAGCCGTCACAGACCGAAAAGATTTTCCACATGCTTATTTTTTTACAGGAAAAGTTGGTACAGGAAAAACAACACTTGCATGGATACTTAAAAATGAATTTAATTGTGCTGACATTGATTATTTTTATTTTAATTCTGCTAATACTCGTGGGATTGATACTATTAGAGAAATAAATTTAAACTCAAATCTAACCCCAATGCAAAGTGAATATAAAATATATGTACTTGATGAGTGTCATCAAATTACGAGTTCCGCACAAGAAGCGTTATTACTTCTTTTAGAAAATCCACCTGAACAAACCATTTTTATTCTTTGTACAAGTGAACCAACCAAAATAAAACCATCAATTAAACGTAGATGTTTTCAATGCAATCTTGAACCTGTTTCCCCATTAATTATCAAAACTATTTTAAATCAAATTTTAAAAAAAGAAGAATGTCCTTTAATGCCAGAAATCACAGATACTATTTCACAATCTTGTGAAGGTTCCCCCGGTATCGCTGTTGCAATGTTAGATTCTGTAATTGATTTAGAAGAAATAAATACAGCAATTGATGTTATTAATAAAATGAAAGGACATACTGAAATACAAGTTATTGATATTTGCAGAGCATTGACTACTAAAAAATGGGATAAAATATCGCCTCTTATTTCTAACTTTAATGGTGAACCTGAAAATTTACGTTATGCTGTTCTTGGATATTTTTCCAAAGTTTTACTATCTCCGAATACTAAAAACCATACTTTAGCATTTACAATATTAAATGCTTTTTCTGAATCATTTATGTACACCAAAAAAGCAGGATTAGTTTTAGCTGCATATATTGCAAGTCATTAATCTTAAATTAAAAAGGAGAAATAATGAAAAAAGAAACAAAAAATTCTATGCAAAATAAATTTTTACCAGAATTTGAAACTTTTGGAGATCTTGTAGATTATTTAGAAAATGAAATGAATATTTACGAAAATTTATTATTGGATATCACCAACCTTGATGTTGATTGGCTTGCACAACCATCTGTTGCTTTTAAATGGAATCAACTTTTTAATGTTGCTCAATTTTTATTACGTCAATTAGAAACAGAGTTAAAAGAACAAATAGCTGAAAAATATCTTTATTTAAAACAAAAAGCAGTTGAGGAAAAAGAGAAAACTACTGAAGCTTTATTAAATAATAGAGTACTTACTGATCCTGATATTATTAATTTACAAACTGATTTATTTGATGGTCAATATGTTACAGATATTCTTTCATCTGCAAAAAAAGCAATAGATGATAGACGAAGAACATTGGAAGGCTTAACTGAATTATTTGTTACTCATTATTTTGTAAGTGAACGAGATAACCAAGCATTAAAAGAATTAGGAGGAGAAAAAGAAGAACAACAACAAAATCAGGCATTGAATAAAAACGAAAAACTTAAAACTCTACTTAAAAGTAGAAGAAAGTAGGTAACTATGGGATTTCGGAAAACTAATAAAAATCGTAGACAGGATCTTGTTAAACGAGTGCAAGAAAGTATTGAGGATACTGGTGGGTTTTCATCAATCATTGATTTAGAAAAAGCAAAACAACTTTCATCAAATGATAACATCAAAACATGGAGAATGAAAGAAGGGGAACATCTTATTGATATTATCCCCTTTATTGCTGGTGAAAATCACCCAAAAACTCCGGTAGATGAATTAGCCTATAATGTTGGATTTTGGGCACATTATAATGTTGGTCCAAATAATGACAGTTATGCTTGCCCCATTAAAACATGGGGGAAAAGTGCAAAAGTACGTTGTCCTATTTGTGAATATATTTCTAAAATGAATTTGAAGGAAACAGATGAAGAATTATATGATAAAATCAAAGCACGTAGACGGACAGCATATTTAGTATGGGTACATGATTCTGACAATGATGAAGATGCAGGTATCCAAATTTTAGATGTTGCTCATTTCTTTTTAGAAGAAAAATTAAGAGAAATTGCTAAACGTCCTCGTGGTGGTGGTTCTATTGTTTTTTCTGATTATGATGAGGGAAAAACTATTATTTTTAGCCGTTCTGGTTCTGGTAAAGGTACAAGAGTAGTAGGACATAGATTTGATGATCGTCCTGAACCAATTCCTGATGATATTTTAGATGAATCTTTTTCTTTAGATGAAGCAATGGATTTGAAACCTGATTTTAAAGAAATGTATGATTCTTTTTATCAAGGTCTCGGATTAGAAGAATCTGAACCAGAAGAAGAAGAAACTAATGATGATGAATATGTGTACCCTGAACCAAAAGAAGAAGAATATGAATCTGATGAAGGAGAATTAGAAACTAATAATGATTATGAACCTGAACCTGAACCTGAACCTGAACTAGAAGAAGAAGAAAAAGAAGAACCAAAAAGAAAAAACGTACTTCTCGTAGACGAGCAGCAGTAAAAAATGAAGAAAAAGAAGAAGAACCACTTAAACGTCGTGTACGTAGGAGAAAATAATGGGATCTACATTACGTGAACGAGCAAAACAAGCAATGAAAGGAGGGGAGAAATCCCCTCCTAATATTAAACATAACAATTCTGGAAATTTAGATACTATGATTTCTACGGGTTCTACTTTATTGGATCTTGCAATTTCTGGAACTGTAACAAAATATGGTGGTGTGCCTGTAGGAATTTTAATGGAATTGTACGGCCCTCCGGGAGCTGGAAAAACAGGTGTCTTATCTGAAATGGCAGGTAATGCGATTAGAGCTGGTGGTACTTCTGCTATTTTAGATCCTGAAGGTAGAATGGATAAAGAATATGCAAAAGTTTTTGGCTTAGATTTAGATAAAAATATTGATTACTCAATGCCAAATACTGTTACTGATGTTTTTGATTTTATTGAACAATGGGAACCCGAAACTGATGCTGGCCCAAATATGGTTATGACAGATTCCTTAGCTGCATTATCTACTAAAATGGAAATGGATGATGAAGATGCTATGGGAATGAGAAGAGCAAAAGAATTTTCACAATGTTTGCGAAAGGTTTGCAGACAAATTAAAAATAAAAATTGGTTAATTGCTTGTACTAATCAAGTACGAGTAAATTTACAATCAGGTGGCGAAACTACACCGGGGGGAATGGGAATTCCTTTTTATTCATCTTTGCGTATTCGGATTGCTCATGCATATCGTAATAAATTTTTAAAGAAAACAGCAACTATTAATGGTGTAAAACAAGAAAAAATTTATGGAGTTAAATCTGAATGCATAATTAAAAAAAGTTCTATTGATGTTCCTTATCGAAGTGCTTTTATTTATTTTATTTTTGATTACGGAATTGATGATGTACGTGCCAATCTTGAATATTTAAAAGATAACACAGAAGTAAACGGCTATGAAATAAATGGTAAAATTTACAAAACAATGGGAAAAGCAATTGAAGTAGTTGAAGAAAATGAATTAGAAGATGAAATTAAAGAAAGGACAGTAACATTATGGCATCAAATTCAAGAGGCACTAACGATAACCAGAAAAACAAAAAAGAGAAAATAGATTTTACACTTGATCAAATTTCACAACATTTAGCAGGAATGACAGGTGCTTTAAGTTTTCTTTTTTTAAATCAAGATTTATTTAACAAATTAGTAATAATTTTTGATGATCTTTCTATTGAAGAAACTGCTAGTATTATTAAAAAAGGGTTATTAAAAACTGATGAGACTCTTGCAAATGATACAAATTTTGTGCAAACATGTATTGCTGAATTATCGCAAATAATTACTTTATATAAAAATATTAGTCCTATTTTAAAAATATATCAACCAAAAGAATTTGAAATTAAAGGAGGTTTTCATGCGAGGGGTAGTAGCGAAACGAATTAGAAAAGAAGTTTATGGAAAAGATTACTCACATAAAACTCGTAAATATGAAAAACAAAAAGATAAAAAAGGCAAAATTATTTCTAATGCTCGTACAAATAAAGGATTACGAGCATTATATTTACAAAAAAAGAAAGAACATCATGAAAGAAAACTAAAATGAAAATTAGTTATAAATTTAAAACAGGATGTAAATTACAAAAAGAGTATGGAAAAACGCCAAATGGAATTAAATTAAATGGTAGATGGGTACTTAGAGATAAAGATAACATATTTATTGATTTTGATATGTATGTAAATGCTTTAGCTGAAAGAAATAATTTAGAATTGATTAACTTATTAACTATTAATCCTACAAAAGAACAAATAGATAGTGTTTGTTTATCGTACACTCATGATTTTAGATTATTGAGTATAAAAGAACAAGAAATATTACGTTTTAAAGCTATCGAATGGCTCAGAGCATGGCAAAAAGAATTTGACAATTAACACACAAATAACTGGCACTTCAATAAAAAGGTAAAATAATGCAAGTAAATGAAAAAATAAAAATTAAAGAAAATGACAACGATAAAGTGTCCAGTCTTATGGTGCAACTCAAAATAAATGGGATTCTGTTATTAATTTAAAAGCCCTTTGGACGCAATACAAAAGAATAATAAAAGACAATGGGGCAATAGTGTTAACTGCCCAAGATAAATTTAGTGCGAAACTCATGCTTTCAAATGAGAAGCTACACAGATATAATTTAATATGGGATAAACAACTTGCTTCCGGTTTTTTGAATGCAAATAGGATGCCGTTAAGAGTGCATGAAGATATTTTAATATTTTACAAAAAACTTCCCATATATAATCCTCAAAAAATTAAAGGAAATCCAAATCATTCAAAGGGAAATATGAAAACAGATGTAAATAATAATTATGGCAAATATGAAAAAATTGACAATAAAACCCTTGGAAAGATGAAATTTCCAAAATCAATAATATCTTTTCAAAAACCACATCCTAGCAAATGTCTACATCCAACACAGAAACCAGTAGCTTTACTTGAGTATTTAATTAAAACATATACCAATGAGGGTGATACCGTCCTTGATAATTGTATGGGTTCTGGCACTACTGGAGTTGCTTGTAAGAATCTAGGGCGTAAATTCATTGGTATTGAACTGGATAATAAATATTTTCAAATTGCTAAAGAACGAATTGAACAAGTCAAACCGAAACTTTTTTGAACAACAGTCCTTGCGAGAATTGGTTGCTATTAAAAACTGATTTAAAAATAAGGA